TATTTTTTCGCCATTCATTATATTGTGGCCTACTAAGGACATCTTTATGCCTAGATATTACTTTGCTTCTATCTGAAATCCATCTATAACTATTTGACCCTTTTAATGCTTCACTAACTCTTTTCTTAAAATCATCTGAACGAACAATTCCTTTAGAATAAGTATTACCAGTATTTACTTCTTTTAATCTATCTATTTGTTTTTTAGTTTGTTTCCTACCTTCCTGTGCTTTTGACATATTTTTTCTTGTAATATCTGTAATAATTTTATGATTAGCACACACAGAATATCTACGTAAAGAAAGAACTTTACCGCAAAAACAACTGGGTTTTCCTCCTTTCCAGTTTGTACTTTCATTTCCTGTTTTCCCCTTATTCCAAGCTGGTTTTATTCTTTTGTAAATTCCTGTGGGCATACTTTTTTATAGTAATTATAACACTAATAATCAAAACCATCGTGTCCTGTTTCTGAATCTGGTAAAGAATTACCAATAATCTCGGCAGAGTTGTCCGGGCGAGAAATGGCATCAAGCTGAATCTTCAAATCATTTTCATAATTTAATTCGGGTCTGCTTAATGGAATAGGTTTTGGCTGTGAGCTTTTCCATTCTATTGAAACTCGGCGCGCCAGAAGTTCGTGAAATTGTCTGGGAAATCCAAAAGTAGTGGTACTCGGGTCAATGGACATATCCGTACTGCCTGTAAGGTTCGCTAAGTCGGCCGGATAAGCGTGATACCACAATCGGCCTCCACTGGTTACAGCTATAATCGTCCCGGAAAGAATAAACACCGCGCGCCTGCGAATAGTATGTGCGAATCCTCCCTCTGAATTAGTGTAATTTTTTACTATTTCACTTTCCGTTTCCGAGCCGTGATATTCTTTAATGTAAGTAGAGGGAAATCGGGAATCAGTAGAGACGAATTTAATTTGTAACTTCTGCATCCGATTCAACATATCATCCGGGAATCCATACTCGCGCTGGTCAGCCACCAAATTAAAAGTAGTTGGTACTAGAAAATATCCGGCATTTCTTTCCACAATCATTGAGGCAATTTCCTTGATAAATAAATTTACAATCGGCAGTTTAGCGGCCAGCGTAAAAGTTGTGTCGTTTGCTTTCGTCTTGAAATTTATTAAAGTGTTTAGTTCTGCTCCAGTCAATTTGATTTTTTATTAACTAATAATCTTTTTCTTCCGTATGTCTTTGTTTTTCTATGACAAGGAGGACATAAGGTGCGACCATTTGAAACTTCATAGCGTAATTCTGGGTGGGTAATCCATTGTTCTATATGATCTGCATGTAATTCTCCTCCGTGTTTTTTACATTCTTGACAAGTCCAGTTATCTCTCTTGAAAACTTTTTTCTGCCAATCTTTATATTTCCTGTACTCTTCATAACTTAACAACTCTTTTTTTCTGTAAATTTTTGGTTTTCCTCCTTTCCAATTCCAGTGATTCTCTCCTCTTATAGCTTCGTGTTTTATATCTTTATTCCACGGAACTCTACCAACACAAATTTTATTCCCCATCAATCTTTTATCTCCTTTCTTAAATGCAGTTTTTGTTGCTGGATGTCCTTTCTTAAATTCCCCCTTTTGATTTTGTCTTTTACCTTTTTTACCTTTCCAGTAGCAATACTTTGAACAATACTTGGCTGTCTTTATTCTGTATTTATAAATAATGAAATCATTTTTACAAACAAGGCAATTTTTTATCATTCACTAATTATACTCTACATTACCACCAGAAGCTATGCTGAACTTACTGGAAATAAACTTTCTACCCGAGATCCTGGAGTTAATGCACGCCATAACAGAACATAAAATAATCCGCCTGCGGTAATATCAGCAGTGCCTACTTTTTCATCAATCGTAACAAAAGCTCCGCCAATATCAGTTACGATATACGGGCCGAGAACATCAGAAAGTAAATCTACATAAGGAGTAGTCGGTGTGGCATCAGTCCATATCTCGCCAGTAGCTAAATTAGTAGCATCAACAATTTGAGCTATGAGCGCCGCCGTATTCCCAGCTACTCCCACTTCAATAGAGCCAGCGCCGACTAGAGTTAGCTTACATACGCCGAATATACGCACCAGAACAGTGCCATTGATCTTAAACAGGGGCATTACGGCCTTTGTGCCATCTTTATCGCCTCTGGCATCTGTAGTTCCTCCTGCGAACGCTCCAGGATCACACTTCAACATATTAAAGGAATCTAGTGGGTTTGTTTTTAAATCATCCATAAATTTTTTAAGTTAAAACTAATAATAAGAAGCTAATTTGCTTCACCAGAGAAAGAAATTTCTTTCTTTCTCCCAAGAAGCAAACTAAGCCGCAGAATCTGCCGCAGGAACAAGATAACCACTCTTGGCAATAACGCCAGTGTAGTAGTTCTCAAAGTGAGCAAAATCAAGAGTAGCTGTGTCAAACAATTCGGTAGTCGTATCAAGCGAGGTAACGAGATTGTATGCCACTATTCCAGTTGAAGTTGTTGAGCTTCCTGTTATAAAGATACCGACAGTCTGACCAGTAGCTCCAAGAAGAATTAATTCATTTCTCATAATTCTTGCGCCAAGACAAACTTCTGCACCCATTGTAATGAAGTGTCCAATGTCGGTTGTACCAGCACTATCAACAAAGTTATCAGTAACCAATAAACGATCACAATTTCCAAGAATAGAAATAAATGCTTTTGAGTTAGCATCTAAATTTATCCATCTGTTTCCAACAACAGTTAATCCGTCAGTTGCATTATCGGTTGAGCCGGTAACTACTATATTGAAGTAGTTTTTATCAGTACCGGAATCTGCAAAAGTACAATTCGCTAAGCGAAAGTCTTTTGCCGCCCCAAGTGTGAAAGCCGCCGCCACATCAGCGAAATTCGCTATGAAGTGACAATTTTCCCAAGAGGAATTAGCCGCGGATACAGTAATAGTAGCCGCCGCCGCACCAAAGGTGAATGTAGGGCGAAGCAACCCTTTACCTAAACCAATAATAGATATACCAGAAATATCGTGGGCAATACTTGTTGCTGTAACGGTTTCAGTATGCCCCTCTCCGACATAAATAGTATCTCCTTGTGCGGCCGTACAGGCCCCAATAGCCGCATCTATTGTGTTATAGACAGCCGCCACAGTAACTACTCCGTCCCCAGAACGATAATCCGGGTGATCCTTGACAAAGTTCGCGTAATTAGTTTTTGTAGTTGGCAAAACCCAAAATACACGACCTGTTGAAAGATGATTAAGATTACGAGCAGTATATCTACCACTCAATAATTCATCTCTCACCGCAACTGCAATTTGTTTCTGAAAGTTCATACATTTTTTGTCGCTTGATTGTTAAGTGGTCGTTCACTATCAAGCGCGACCAGAACACGACATTTTATAATTACTAACCAAAAGCAACCCACACTCTACTCAACCTATCGCCAACCAACTTAGCTGCTCAGAAGTTACATTTAGATCTGTATCAAGTCCAACAGTGAATCCATTGGAAAGCTGGGTAATTCCAAGCGTGGTGATAAGCGTCATATCTCCTGCTGTTACCCTTTTCATTCCAGAGTCAGCCGCCATCCCGTGAAACCACTCAACTTGCGAACCTGTTGCGGCAAGATTAACAACTTTTACATAAAGAGGTTTAAATCCAGTTGTAATGTCAAAAGCCGCCACCGTACCAGTATCAATATACCTGCCAACCGCTATCTGTACCACCGAAGCAGAATTTTTTACTTGCGTTGAAGTTATAGCCATACATTTTCTTCATCACTTTCGTTTCCCTTGCGGGAGCTTTCGCTGATGAAGTGTTAAGAAAACCTAGTAATACCGAACCAACTAACCAAGAACATTCTCCTTATTTTTATTATCTAACCCGATTCTATCCCGGTTCAAGGCCAAAACTGTTTGGCTGTTAGAATTTCTAACAACTTCCGCAACTTGCTCTGGCACGTCAATATAAGTATTGGTATGGAAATCAAGGCGATAACCGTTAAGAGTAATAGAATAAAGAACTTTTGGATCTGAACCCTCCTTTAACGGAATGAGCATAGATACTCTCTTTTGCCCAAGTAAAAACATTTTCATTCTCTCGGCTTTGCTTCCCTGATCTGGATCAGTCAGAACTCCGCCAAGAGTGGGAGTGTTATTTACACTTTTATACTGATATTTTCGGAGATAATCCAGGTCAGTATCCTCATCTTCCACTTCGTCCTCTTCCTTTTTAGAACGAAGTTTTGCTGGAGGAGTAATCTCTTCTTCCCCACCAACAGAAGCCGGAGGGAGTTTTTTCTTTTCCTCTCTCTTTAACTTTTCCGGCGCTTTTTCCTTTTTTTTATTAGTTTTAGCCATACAATTACTTTAGATTAAATTTAATAATAATTCGTAGGTGCTAAGCAGTAACTCCGTGTTCCACGCGCACACAGAAATTCTCATTCAAGCGCGTTGCAACAAAAGTAGCTTTCCAACCACTTGTTGAGCGCTGATCCAAAGGGTCTGCTGTACCAGCCGAACCTAAAGGCTTAACGATATTCTTCATAGCTTCCCCGGAAATCTGGGTAATGCCATAATAGTTTTTCGCAAGAATGAGTGTTCGGTGAACTGTGGTAAGAGTACCGGCCACAGTAGATGCGTTTGTAGTCATTACAAAACGAACATCATCCATAGCTCCTACTTCACCTTCCATTACATCACTTTTATTGGCGTATTCCTCAACCGGAATAAATCCGGCCTCGTCTTTAAGATCAAAGAGAGTGTTATGAGAAATAATACCAATATAAGCGGCATTGATAGGAGAAGTGTTGAATCCGGTTGATGGATTCACCATACGAGTGATCTTCTCCGCGTTATTACCCTGCAAAGTTCTGACTGCTTCACGAACCTCTGCGCGAGTAAGCGTCATAGAAGCGGAGACTGTGTTTGTAGTAGTAGCGCTTGAAGCGTACTGCACAGTTGTTCCGGCAACCAAGACATCACGACAAATCTGATCTAACGAGTTGCCTGCCTGTTGGCCCAGCATATCAGCCGTTTCGGTAAGTAGTGGGTCAAGAGTAGAAAACTGCAATTTGTCCGTAAGGGTTACATAATCCAATATTGTTACTATTCGCTTTTAGCGAACGGACAGGTCATTTCTGCCTATCTCTGCATATCGCTATGCAGACCCGACTATCGCTTCATACTCTCGTATGTCTTTTTGTTTAGTCTGTGCAGGTGCTTTTATGAATTGAGCTTTTTTATTTTTTGATAAAACTCCTCCCTCCATAATAGTTGTTTAATAGGAAGTTTTTTATTTCTACGAAATCCAGTAGTTTTTATTTTAGAGCAATATTCTATCACTAACTTTGTTTGCTCTTTTTTTACCACTAGATAAGGCAGAATTTGTTTGAGTATAATCGGGACAGCAGTATTTCCTGAAGTTCCCCATCTATACATTTTCTTCCTATTATCAACGCATTCTTCTCTTACTTTTGAACCGAATCTTTTAACCAACATTTTTATAACTTCTTTATTGGTCATTCCTACGCTTATTGCAGAGTAGTAGATTTTGTTTCGGTTTTGGTTGGGTGATTTTGAAGTTCCTATTCTTATAGTTCCCTCGCCATCTATAATCCCTGCCAAGTATGAAAGAAGAATCGCTTCCCTCTGATTGTCTTGGTTATTCATATCTCTATTGTATCACCGCAGAGATAGTATAGTCAAGAGTTCCCAGATGTATCATATTTTAATCAAAGAACAATCTTTATCTGAATGAAAATATGATGTTAAAAAAGATTTGAATACGGCGATTGACTAACAAAAACCGTATTGTGCCACAGTCGCAGTAACATCCGTTACCGATAGAGCTGTGCCGGATGGCGTAACACCCTCCGTTAGAGCAGTAGTGTTAGCCGTCAATAGGCCATACCTTCGGAATTTAATAACCAATGATTCGTTTTTAGGAATCGGTTTAACTTGTCCCCATCTAAGGTGAACCAAGAGCGGTCGCGCCGCTTTTAACATCGTGCGAGAATAAAAGTTATTCACCGCATTTGCCACATCGGTAAGAGTTGTATCAGCCACGTTTTTTGGCTAGATTGAAGTTCTAGCGGACTTTATTATTTGTAATTACCTTTGTAGAAATTTCCCTTGAAGAGCATCTTGCTCCATCTTCTCAAATTCTGCATCAGTCATATCAGTTATGTCCTGCGCAGACGGGATACCTCCAACTGTACCTGTATCAACAATAGTTCTACCACCGCTCTTTTTCTGTTCAGCATCAAGATCTGCGGCCTTTTTCCTCTTAGCGCCAAGAGCTTGTGCGGCCGTAAAAGCCAAGTGATGATAAATAACAGTTGGCGATACATTCTTATAGGCCTCGTGTTCCATATAGGCCTTAATATGATTAACATATTTCTTTGCCTCCGGTTCACTAACTATAAGCGCTTGCATTTCGGCTTCATCGGCCTTAGATGCAAGTTCTCCAAGAAGAGGCGCAATAGCTTTTTTGACTTTAGTGTCTATTGCCTTTACCGCGTCATCAGATAAGTTAGTGTCTTCCTCTTCTTCTTTTTCATCAGTAGGAGCGACATAACCCTCATCCCCCTCTTTCAGTTTAGAGCGCAACTTCTCAATTTTCTTGCCTTGTCGGGCAATGATATTGGAAGCTGTACTTCTCCTAATCGGTATTTCGGGAGGTTTTTCTGGGTCAACTTTGTCGTCAAACTCATCTTGCCCCTCCCCCTTTTTATCATCAACAATTTCCTTACCATCCTTATCCAATTTTTTAGTGTCGGTTTCACTCTCGCTACCAGCCGGAGGTTTATAATCTGGGTTTTTACCCCCATCATCATTAAACATTTCGGTCGGAGCGGCATTTTTCTTTTCTTCTGCCATATAATTTTTAGTTAAACATAGCGAAATTGAAAACAGCGAGAAAACAATTTCACTAGACGGATAATAATAATTAGTTTAACGACATAATAAGGTCAAAATTCTATTAAATTGTAAATGAACTTTCTAATCGTCATACGGATCAAAGTTTTTTATTTCGCTTACTGGTTTTTCAAACCATTTAATCATATTCTTCGGAGTTTCTATCAATTTATCAATCAGTTTTTTCTTTGCCTTAAATAATTCATTGGTAGCTTTGTAAAGTTCCGCATCAAGTCCTTGTATATCCTCTCCATCTTGTTGCTCCATTATAAATTCCTTGCTTTCCTCCATAGCTTCGGTGATTATTTTCCAAAACTCCGTTTGCATACCCTGTTTCAGTATTTCTATTTTTGAAGCATTTGGTGATGTAATTTTCGGTTGTTTTATATTTTTTACCATATATTTATGCAGTCGCTAATTCTGGTGCTGGACTGGCTTTTGCTTTGCCTTGCCTGGGCTTTATTTCTAATACCTGCTTCGGTGGGAATAAATCTGTCCTATCTCTCTTGACAAGCATTAGTTTTTTATGTGCTTGGATATGAGCCAAACTCCAAGCATTTTGATTTGCTTTAGAATGAATATCAATATGAGTAAGATGGTCATCAGTAACGGACACCGGTGGAAGTTTTTTAGCATTAAGTAATTGATTTTCATCTTCGGCTTGCAGTTCATCTACTGTTGGAGGCCAAGCTAAATTAACTTCTTCTTTAGTCATACCATTCAACTCTGCCCCCTTCTTTTGTAGAAATCGTCTGTTAGCATCCGGGTCTTGCAAAGCTATTCCTAAATAGTTATTAAAACCCTCTTTCTCGCGCTGTCTCTTCGCTTCTGAAATAATTTTTGATTCTATTTTAACATCCGGATCTACGCTGGAAATTATATTCTCTCTGGTAAGCTCTCTCCAAATAGGAGCAAGCGCGCCCTGTATTCTGACTACCTTTTCGTCTATTTCACTCTTGAAATTCTTTTTATAAAGTACATACCACAACAACCAGAAAGCCCTTTCGCTCCATCCGTAAATCTTCGCGGACATAGAGAATCTGGTATCTCCGCCGGCGGCCGCTAACTCCTGTTCACCAAGAGTTCTATTTTTCTGACTTTGGATTCCCTGTCTCAATTCTGTGGCCGCAGTCGCGCGTTGGGCCGAAATATCCAAGACATCCATAATAAGAGATGCATACTGATGGGCGGTGGACTTCTGCACCGGCATCATAGCATTATCTACTCGGCCATCAACCGGAATAAATTTATTTATGCGGAAATTTAAGTCGTTCTTATTTTTAATTCTGGTTTGATCAAAAAGATAGTTTGGGGTAACTTCCGTCTTTGCGGATTCCATAGATATATTTAGAAGCATAGCTCTGGCTCTCTGTTTATCTTCCGTGAGGTCGGGAATGGAAACACCATCCCAGTTCGCCGCCATAGGATACAAGGTTCGGTCAAGCAGAGGCCACTTGCCGTTATAATCCAGCTTTATCATTCGCACAATGACACTGCGCGTATTTCCGAGAGTAACCAGATATTTCTCCCCTTTTATTGTAGTGAACCAGTTGAGCAAACGAAATTCATAATTTTGATACTTGCCTAGTGCTTCTTCTTTGGCTGTAAAATTTTCAAGTCCTTGCGCTTCTTTATGCGCGGTTCTTAATTCGTCAAGTAAATCATCCGGTGTTTCTTTTCCTTTCTTTAGCGCATTGATATTAAAATATCCTTTCAAACTTTTCAATTCATAATAAGTAGCTCCGACTTCCCATCCGCCAAAACGCATAGCGCCTTTTCCGGTTATACTATTTCCATTCACCGAAGTAGCGCGCGGATCTCTTATAAAAGTACAAGCGTCTATCAACTCCGGCACTGGGCACATCTTTCCCTCTCCGCGATCAAAGGCCATCATTAAAAGCAGGCCTCTGCCAAAAAATTCCGCATCCCAATTCCAAAAGTAGTCTATTTCCGCTTTTTGCATTACATCGTAGTCAAATTCCGCCAGAGCGTTTAAGTTATCCTCCACATCGTCATCTCCTCTGCCACCTCTACCCTCCCAAATTGACATAAAGTGGTCGTCATAAAGAGAAGCGTGAACCGTATTAAAAGTTGTGAACATAAGAGGGTCGCCTACGGCCTTGTCCTCTCTCATTTGATTATTATAAAGTTTCAGCCGGGTTAAATTCTTTTTGCGTTTTGATTGATTAAAAGGAAAAGCGACAATGTATTCACTGTCAATCTGTTTTATTATAACTTCTTGTGTTCTTGAGTCTATAACGTCGGTGGTAATTTCATCATTCTCAACGACTTCTCTTTCAATGTCTGTATATTTTATTTTGATTTTTTCTGCCATATATTATTTTGCAAATTGTAGTGGCGATAGTATGCCTTTCTCTTCTATGGAATGAAAAGGTTTTTCGCCGTCAGCCACACATACACTCTTTATTTTTTCTGTGCTGGTTAGCGACTTTGGAAACTTCTTTCATTTCCTCAACCTTAATCTTATTACCTTTAATCAAAGCATCAATGCTGGTCATTGCTCCCGATAAAATTATTTCTTCTCCAACTTGTATTTCTTCTTTAGAATAAGGAACTGGAATTAAATGAAGTTTATATTTTAATTTATTCAAAAAACTACAGGGCAAAGTAATGTGGTGTTGATATATATTTTTACCCTTACTGTCTGCAAAAAGATATTGAAATACATAATCAAAATTAAGAATATAAATCATATGACCCTCGTATTCTGTTTTTCTCAACACAATCATTTTCATATATTAACTGGCTAGGCCTTTACCTTGTAAATACTCTAAATCTTCATCGGACATATTTTCTAAATCATCAAAAACTTTATAAGCGGTAATTTCAAAGGAAGCATCAACCCTCACTTCTTTTCCATCTTTATTTTCACTCATACTTGTTTGCTTCACTTCAACAATCATTTGGTAACTTTTACCGACACTCCAATCTTTAATTTCCGGGACTTGCTTATCTGTTAAGTGGATCGTTGGAGGATACTCATTTTCCACAGGCATATCCACACCCTCGTGTTTTTTACCAACTGGAATTTTTTTTAGTTTAAGCATTGGCATTTTGATTAAAAGTGAATAAAGTTCTTATCCGATTTTTTAACTTTAATTTTGCCATCAAAAACATATACTTTAATGCTTTCCAAAAGCCGACAGTAATTTTTTTCTCACGAGCTAGCGCTTCCTTAAATTGTTTCTCGGCCATAATTCCTCTCTTTATGGGGTTGCCAGCGCGATATTCGGATAATCTAAACATTCTGTGGACACGATCGCTAGCTTTCTTTTTAGTGTGGCGTAAATGCCACGCGTTGTTTCTACGCGACTGTGGTACTCCTTTTGTCATTGGTTTTATACCATCTATTAAGATAGGTGTCAGTTTTTTTATGACAATCTATACATAAAGTACGGCCATTGTTAATTGATAATCTTAACTCTGGGAATAAAGCAAACGATTTTATATGATCTGCGTGTAATTCAATTCTATGTCCTTTAACACTTTTAATACCGCAATCAATGCAAGTCCAATTATCTCTGGTAAAAACTGCAGTTCTCCAAAGTTTGTATTCAAATGATTCACGTATCATAGAATGTAGTGCAGTAAGTCCACCTTTCCATAAATTACTATCACTCCCTTTTCTGGCTTTAGCACTCATTTTTAATCTTGTTTCCAGAGAAACAATTCTACCGACACTCAATGTATTTCCTTTTTGAAATCCACTTTTATTACCCATCTTTTTTATACTCATTATTTTTTTAGATTCTTCTGTATGTTTTCTGCCCAATAATATACCTTTATGAGAAATGCTTAAATTTCTCTTGTGTTCCTCCGTAAAATCTTTTCTTTTATAAATTCCGCTTGGCATAAATTTAATTAAATTCCCCAGCTTTCGCTTTTCTATTCATCTTCTCCATTTTCGCATCGTGCTTTTTCATCACGCGAACTGTCGGAGTGGTTATTGCCGTAGCAACTTTCGTGGCGACTCTGCCAACAGATTTTGCGACATTTTTTACACCCTTGCCAATGATTTGAAATGGAGTAGGCGCTCTGCCTATTTCGGAAGCATACCCGGCTGATTTATGAAAAACTTTTTCTTCTTTTGTTGCCATAGATAATTTATAAAAAAATAAATCCGCCTCGTTTCCAAAGCGGACTATGTATGCTGAAATTATACTACTAATACAATATAAAACATAACTAGAGGGGCTGTGGATAACTTTTAATAGAAATAGGCAAGGGCAAGACCGAAATCTTGCCCTCTAATTTTCACCGAGTACGCCATTTCATAGGCATAGGGTAGATGGTGCGGTGTTGCCGGAGTAGAAATAATCTCATCCGGCGCTTCAAAGGACTGTATCGCATTTTTCTGTACCTCCAAGTTTATTATACTCCTAAAAAGAAAAAACCTAACTCGCAACTTGCAAGCTAGGATTTATATTTCTTTCTACAAAAGTTTAAGGAACGCGCTCTGAAACTCCGTAAAGGTTTATTATATCATCTAGTCGTATGGGTCAAAGTCGCGTTCTGCAATTTGGCTCGCGCCGGAACTTTTAGGCAACCCTCTATTTCTGTCGCGCAACTGATAGGGAACAAACCGACAATTATGTAAAAGCAATCTATGTAAATTCTCCGGCATATGGTCGTTCTTGTCTTTCGGCCGACCGGACTTTTCTTTATCATCAGCCGATATACCCTTGTATTCAGCCCAAACATATTCCTCTAATTGCTTTATGGTTACCGGACAGTTATCCATTATCATAAGTTCCGGCGACTTAATAAATTTTCCTCCCGCCATTTCATAATCAAAAGCATCTTCAACTCTTTTAATTCCGGCCATTAAATTCTTACTGCCTTTAATCCAAGTTTCTCCGCAATCAAATAATTGGCTACCGACACTTTTTTCTTTTCTGTGCTGGTCGTCAACAAAAGCGGATGGGTCTATGATTCTATCTTCAATGCGAAAGTGCATTTTAGTTTCCAATTCTATCATTCGCGAGTAGAGGCGCTTGACTAATCCTTCGCTTAGCAATTCCGCAGAAACTATTTTAGTACCTTTACTATCTACAGAGAGATATAAAACGTGGTCTTGAACTCTGGGATGTGGGTCAAGAGCTTTGTATGTAGTCCAATCTTTTTCATTTAATTGAAATGCTTTAATAACGTGAATTTTGCGGCTAAATTTCTTATGGACTCTGCCTAATAAGTGTCCAAACTTCCCAAATACACGCGCTTCTTTTTCATCTTCCGGGAAAGAATCGGACATCCTTTGTATTGCTTTGTGTTCAAAGAATCCTCTGATGCCGTGTGTCGGTTCTTTGCAGTTGTCCTCCATTTCAGCTTCAACATAATCCGCGAGGCCGTCGGTAATATGCTCATCCATCCATTCTTTAATCCATCCGGCTTGAAAGAGCGGAGTATAAGTCCAAAAAACTATCATACCTAAACGGCCACGCGCGAGGGTTGCCAGAAATTTATCTTTTGGCATTGGCTCGTCTATCCAAACAAAACCTAAGTCCACCGATTCAAAAGACTTCAAATCCTGCTCGTTGGACATAATATCTATAACCCAGCCATTATTGAAAATAAACTTTGAGGCGTAGTATTTTCCCTCTTTAGCCGTTTCATACAGTTTCTCCGGGAAGTTTTTAAAAGAGTTGCGCGGCAACCATTTTATAAGCTCTGGGATTATTTTTTCTTTGATTGTAGTCGGGTCAGATATGATACGGCCTTTCTTGATATATGGCCAGTTCTTAAATAGAGATAATTGAAACCAAGCGTTCTGCGGGCCGAAAACTATATTGGCAATTATATTCGCTCCGGTGCTAGTCTTACTTGTACCATTAGCCCCGATAAACATATTCACAAAGAACTTATCCGAACCGACCATTGTTATAAATTCTTCTGACTTGCCATTTGGAATATAATCTTTAGCGGCTTCCATTTCGTCTCTCTCTTGCAGTTCAGTGGCTTCTTCTTCAATAGCTTGCAATTCCTCTATTTCAAGTTTTTCTAGTTTCGCTCGCAATGTGTCGGCGCTGTTCATAATTATTTTACTCCACCCAAACTATCCATTTGTATCGGACTTGGAATAGCTTGATTAGACATATCTATAATACCGTGCTTTTTCTCATACTCTTTTATGTTCGTAGCAAACATTTCTGATAAAGATTTCATCATTATCGGAGTAGTGGCAAAACCGACTAGCGCTTGACCAGATGAAAGGATGAAG